TATAAATGTCCAGTGCAAATACAGTATCAGGTCGAAACGGGGAATTTGTGGTGGAGACCACGAGAATCGCCCGTACTACCCAATGGGATGTCAACCCTACGTTGGCAACCAAATCGGAATGGGGGGATTCGGATTCGGCTGGGTATACCAACCGGGCGGCGGGAAGGAAAGATGCGACGTTTACCTCTGAAGGGAAATACGACACATCGAGCGAAGTGTTTGATCTGTTCCAGCCGGAGGACATTTTGATTGCTGTGTTGTGGATGAATGCCACGCTATACTGGGACTTTCCCCGGGCATTGTGCGATGACTTCAACCTGACAGTCAATATCGACACGGAAGAAGTACTCGGGTGGACCAGTGGATGGGGAGCCGATGGCATTTTCTACAGGCCTGGTGAAAGTGGGACCACCACAAGGACTCTGCCCTAGCAACAGGAACCTAATTGAGGAGAAGAACGATGATCGAAGAAAATGAAGTTTTTGAAGTGACAAGAGTTGAGCATCATTTCCTTGCTACATGCCCATGCCGGGAATGTAAAGAGGAGAGGATGCGACGGCAGAAGCAAGTCGCTATGAAGCCGGATGTGGCCAGAGCTTTCTATGGGCCATCCATTTCTACCCGGCCAAAAGCAGGTTCTGTTGCGAGGGAAGTTACTAAAGCAGGTTGATGTCTTTCTTCATCATCATCTGCAATTAGGGCAACCTACCACCATGTGTGGTGGGTGGTTTGTTCCATTTCGTTTTACAACAAGGGAATTCTATTATGTCAGAAGATGTAGCAAGGGCTGTAGGGGCCAAGAGTCCGATGGAAGTTGATATTGCAGGGAAGATGTGCAAGGTTAGACCATTGGGATTAAGGGAACTGACCGAAGTGCAAAGGGAATGTGTTGAGTGGTACAAGCGGCAATACATTAAGACGTTTGTTGACACTATGGACATGTTTCCGGGTGGAATCGAGGAAGCTCAGCAAGCCAGGGAAAAAGCAGCCAAGTGGGATATCGACGATTTGCCGAACAAAGTGGTATATGATTCAACTACGATCGAGCTGACCGACAAATTGAAAAGGTGGGTAGTCTCAAAATACAATCTTGGAAAAAGAAGGAGGGATGTGAGGAGGTTAGATAACGATAAGGCAAAACGATTGGCTGCTGCTGCTTTGGACAAAGGTATGTTGTCCCCGGAAAAGTACAAGGAATTGGTCGGAAAGGATTCCAGGCCGATTGCGATTGCCTACGATACGTGGTGGATTACTGGATGTTTGGAAGGCATGATCCATTTCATTTGGAAGGCGTTTCAAGCGAACGGTGTATCGAAAAATGAAGTGCTTGAAGTCCTGACTGCTAAGCCAGATTTGATGGTGGAATTGAGCCGGGAGATTGAACGCCTCTCCGCTCCGGCGATGGGAAATGGATAGGGCTCGCCGAGCTAAATAAATTGAAAGAGGGGCTAGGCGAGCCAGAGACAGTGATTGGCGGGTTGTTGTGTGGAATTACTACATACATGATTAGGATCTTGTGTGAAAGTCCCAATGCAATGAGCAAGGAAGCTCGGGGGCAGATGGGCTACACTCCACAACAGATTGGCGATATGACCATCGATCAGATATATATGTTGTTGACGGATTGGCGGGTGTTACGGTCGAAAGGGAAGAATCGTACGGAGAAAGTACATTCGGCAAATTTGGCTAGTATGGCGGACGAAGATGGTTTTGTTCGGGGCCGAGCAGCAGATGGCACCCCATTGAAATTGAAGAGCGTTGGAAAATCGATGGCTCGAATAGTGGCTGAGCGGGAAGCAAAGAAAAAGAAGCGGCGGGGAAGGAGATAGACCAGTGGGCCTCGAATTGGCGAAAGCGTATGTGGTGGTCCGGGCCGATACCTCCCGGTTGACTGGCGATTTGAACAAAACGAAGTCCGGCATCATGGGGAAGCTTCGTGGGTTGGCCGGGGCCATGTCTGGGGTGTTTGCTGCTGTGGGAGCAGGTTCCGCAATAATGGGTTTCATGCGGATGGCCCGGGCCGGCGAGAGTTTCAATGCGAAGATGCGAAACTCCCTTGCTATTATGGGAGACGTGTCTCAAGCAATGCGGGTGGATATGAAAAATGCCGCTTTTGCAGCGGCTAGAGCCACGCAATTTTCGGCAGCACAAGCTGCTGAGGCTTTTTACTTTTTGGCATCAGCTGGATTGGATGCAAAACAGTCGATAGCTGCGTTGCCACAAGTTTCGATGTTTGCCCAAGCAGGGATAACCAACTTGCAAACGGCTACATCATTGTTAACTGATGCTCAATCTGCTTTGGGCATGAAGTCCAAAGATGCCGTAGAAAATATGGAAAACATGCGGCGTATTTCTGATATGTTAGTAAAAGCAAATACACTGGCCGATGCTTCTGTCTTAGAATTTTCTCAGGCGTTGGCAGGGCCTCTTGCTGGGGCATTGAGATCAAATAAACGACCGTTGGCAGAAGGAATTGCATTGTTGACTTTGTTGGCAGAACGAGGTCAGAAAGGTGCTGAAGCTAGCCGTAGAGCTTCCATATTATATCGGGACATTCCCAGGGCCTTTGCTAAAAATAAAGGGGAGTTTCATAAGTATGGGTTATCTATTGCCGATGCCAGTGGAAAAATGCTACCGATGCCCAAAATTATTGATAATTTAACAAGGTCTTTGAGTGGACTCAGCGATGTTAAGCGTGCGGAAGCATTAGATAAGATGGGACTGACTCGTGGCGTAGCTGATGTAATCAAAAAGTTGTTCGAAGGAGGCGAAGAACTGCGTGTATTTCAAAAAGAATTAGAAAAGGCTGGAGGTACGACAAAAGATGTAGCAGAAAAACAAATGACCCCGTTTCAAAAGGGATGGGCTGTATTGACTGCTGAAGTAACGAGAGCATCTGCTTCTTTGATGGACTTGTTGGGGCCTTCGTTGGAATTTCTAATGAAGAGTATGGGGAATACTTTTCGAGTAACGTCCATGGTAATAGGGGGATTTGTTCGATTGAATGCGGCTACTGGCAACATCATTCCAATAACGATCATACTTACCGGTGCCGTGTACGGTCTTTCGCTGGCCTTCGAGGTCGCCGCTATGGCTGTGAGGTTTTTGAGTGTGGCAATTCGGGTAGCTATGGCGAAGACGGTTGTTTTGCTGCCGTTTGTTTTGATGGCAGCAGCAGTTGCGTCTCTCATTATGGGGATTCAGGTGTTGGTGAAATCATGGAAGAGCAATGAGGATATGAATCAAAGGCTGTCGAAAAGTATGGAGAATCTGACGTGGGCTTGGAAACGAATTAAACAGGCAATAGAAATAGTGGCAAAGGCCGTGGGAGATTTGTTCAAACCACTATGGGAGCAATTTGGGTTGACGTTTACATCGATCAGTGATGGTTTGCTGTCTGCCGTAGGATTGGTAGCGGATTTTGCCGTCAATGCAAGTGAATGGGTTTTAGCATTTCTACAAAATTGGAAGGCGGTGTGGGAAAACCTTGGGGGTTTTGTTGAGGTGGGTATCAGTTATTTGTATGATGTGCTCCGAAACTTTTTTATAGATGTATTTCCACAATTGGTGGGTTATGGTATACGAAAGGCTTTTGATTTTTTTGTGGATTTGGTGAAGAAGATTGGCCTATTGATGGTAACTTTGGCTGGAGTGGTGGCTACTACTTTTTCCAAAATTCCAGAAATGGTAAAAGCGGTGCTTATCGGAGGATCGAGCATCACTGAGGCGTTAATGGGTGCCGTTGGGAAGGAATTGGAGAAGGCCGGTGACGCATTCACAAAGGGATTGGCAGGCGAGCCTCCTGATTTCAGTAAAGTAAAGAAAGCCAGTGAACGTCACAAGAATCTTATGGCGGAAACCGTCGCGGAGCCGTGGGCAAACATTGTGGAAAGCAAGAGGGCTTTGGAGAAGGAAAGGGCTGGTACTGGAGCGGCAGGCAAGGATAAAGAGGTAGTTGGTACCGATGCCGTTGCGGCTGTGGCTAAAAGCAAAACGATTGCATTGAAGATTGAACGGGCATCGATCCCAGAACTCGGAATTAAGATACAAGACCTTTTGTTTGACAAAGAAGATACGAATCAAGTTAAGATGGTAGGTCTTTTGGAAAAAGGCAATGCAGTGCAAACGGATCTATTGGCCGAAGTAAAGAAACCAAGTAAGGGGATGTTGACCTAATGGCTGTACCACATTCGCAATGGCGTTTGTCGACTTCTGGAATCAAATACCAATTGATTGATGGTCCGTCGGGATCATATGATGCCGACAAGTTAACAGTGACAGAAATATACCGAATACGAGCAGTAGACCTTGCAGCATTTGCATTGTTGTCTTTTCCAGCGACAGTGATTACAGGTGGTTCTTGGTACTTTCTGAGCAACCGTGTATGTCCTGGCGTTCCTAGGGCATACACAAAGACCGTGGCATTTGAGGGTTGGGACAAAGGCAGACCTATTGATCCATACGGATCAGATCCCACGGCCCTCTCCAATACTTATGAAGAGTTTTTGAGAATCACGGTAACATACGAGACTGGGGCCGATCAGGAAGAAGAAGAAGATGAAGATGATCCTACAAATGAGACGTTTTTGAAAGTGTCGGCAGATGCTTCGGCAGAGTTCTTGATGATCCCATCGGGTGGTGGTATATGGACTGCCACTGCTGGGCAAGATAGTGCTCCAACACAAAAACCCAACTTGTCAGTGTCCCAATTAGTGCCCATGACGGAATGGACGGTGTCGTGGCCATTGTTTCCAGTTTCATTGCTACAAGAAATTGTTACGAAGTCCAGGAGCAGCATTGGCATGGTAAACAAAAGTCCAGTGTCTTTGTTTTGGAATGCTCCGGCGGAGACTATCCTGTTTACGGGAATGAGTTATGGCATAGAATTTTCATGGAGGGAGTTGCCACAAGTTGATATGGAAATGAAGTTTATTGAGAAGAGGGTTTCGGGCTATACGGAGGACGACGTAGGAGGACACAACCACTTCTTTCGCAAGGGTCATGGGTTTAGAAGATTGGAGATTGGCGGGAGCCGGGTTTACAAGTCTGCTGATCTCAATTTGTTGTTTCAATCCACACCTGCTGTTTAGTTTTTGTATAATGGCCAATTGGACAGACAAAAAGAAAGGTGATAGCCTGCCGGCTAGCCTACTGAACCGGATTGGTCGCAAGACATTCCAGCCGGTGGGCATGGGGTCGAATTTGTCGGCGGTGGAGGCTTCAACAGTGTCGACGAAAGGGTCCCTGCCTGAGTGGAGACAGCATGAAGCAGTAATAGCAGAACAGATTGCGTTTGATGGAGATACCGACCACAGTTGCCGTTATTTGTGCCACCTTCGGTATTATGACAGCATCGAGAAGCGATGGATATCATCGGAAGATAAGTGGTTGTTGGATGCCATGGATGTTGGTTCTCAGTTAATTGTGGGAAATCGGATAGCAGTTTATTGGGACGATCAACGTGGGGCATTTGTGCCCTGTCATCCTACCATTGGTTGTGCCGTGCTGACCGAGACCCTCACCCGATGCGGTACTGCCAAGGCGAAGGTGCTTGATCCATATTGTAATGATTTGCAGGAGATTACGGTTACGGATTTCATCGATATCCTGGCAGGGGATTGGCGGGAGCAATTGTTGCCGGACACCATGATCTATTTTCTGCCGGTGGCGTACTCCGCGTTGGACGACGATGGAGATTTGGAAGGGAGGAGCATAGGAAGCACCGGTCGGTACGAGATCATTGCTGCGGGGGGCAACTGCTGCGAGGACCAATCGAGCAGTTCTTCGTCGTCCCCGTCTAGTGAATCGAGCTCGTCAAGTTCATCAAGTTCATCGTCCAGCGAGTCGAGCGAGTCGAGCGAGTCTTCCAGTGTGGCATGTTACATTCCGGATTGGTTTGCCGATCTTTCTGTAAGTACCACACCAACTCATGTACTTGGAAAAGATTCCAATGGTTGCCCAGTTTGGGTAGAAGTCGGGTCCTGCTAATGACCAAGGTATGGTTGACGGAATCTGATTTATTGGCAATGACTGGAGGAAAGGTAATTCTCTGTGCTGAATGCCCTTGTTGTCCGCTCTGTGCTTGTTGGGACCCACAGGGAGCCGCCGGGTCAAACCAACCGGATACGATTGCCCAATATGTGCTCGCAGAGGATGGGACGGCCCAAGTTGGTCGGGGCACTGGGCATGTACACGCGTCAAGCTGGGACTTTCCTGGCACGGCTGAGCCAAATGAGGAATGGCTCAAGCTAGCAACCGCTGATTGGAATGTTTTCAAGTTTACAGATGACGATTTCACTGTGGCCTTGTGGGTAAAACTTGACATCGACGCCGCCGCTCATTTCTTTCTCAGTATTGGGGAGGATTCGACAAATACGCCGTTCTTTGAAATCCAGCGTACCACATCTAGACACCCGTCCAATCCGCGGGAAATCGAGGTCTACGTCAACGGTACCACGACCAATAGCTCACAAACCATAGCGACCGGTGGCTGGCATCATGTGGTGGTTCGTTGGAATGAGTCTACCCAAACCATTACTATTTCTGTGGACGGTTCGCATAATACGGCCGCTTCGATGTCGGCCGCGATGGGGAGTTCGACTAATGCCGACATGTGGGTTGGCAACAGCATAGCCCGTTCCGGCGGTCAGATGAACGGGGAGATGGATGCCCTGAAGATTTGGTGCTATCGGATTACCGATGCAGAAGTGGTGGCCGATTACAACGCAGGTGCAGGTGTGGCGTGTTGTGGGGACTATGCGTGATATGAACATTTACCGGGAGAAGAACAATGTGTGTTTACCTAGGCGAATCGAAGAATGAGTTCTGCAACGGAGAAGAGTTGTTTAAGTGTCAGATCAACGGGCAGTGCGTTCAGAAGAACGGCAACCGGCGACTGGCCCAGTGCAACAAATGCTCGAAACGTTTGGAACTGGATGATCC